CGCTCTGCGAAGTCATCCAACTGCATGGTCAATTCAGCAGATGTGAAGTTGACACCGATGTGCTTTTGGCTGGCAACGGTCAAAGTGGTGAACTGCTCGTTGTCGTCTTGCACTTGCAAGGCGGCGCCGTCAGTTACCAAAGCGCGGTCAGGTAAACGGATACGGAGGGTTGAACCAATCTTAGCACCTTCAACAGCGAAGCTGTCGTCGTACTGGCGGTTCACGTTACGGGTAAGCACAAGGTTGTTCTCGAGGATTTCGAGAGCTTTTCTTGTGATCATATCAATCGTCAGAATACTGTTTGACATTTCAAAAGTCCTTTAAAAAAATTAGCGGGTCTGTGCTTGTAGCTTCTTAATCTGCCTTGCACGTTCAGCTTCAATCCACTGCGAGGCCGTCATGCTCTTGATAGAGCGAGGGTCTGTAGTGTCCAAAGTTGCTGCTCCAGCGGAGCGTGCAGTGACAGGAGAAATCGGCGCGGGCGCAGATGTTGTTTTCTTGATTGGGGGCGCTGATGCCAATTTGGCCTCAATTTTCCCAATCTCTTTCGCCTGACCGAGTGGCGTCATGCGTGAGATGCGATCTGCTTCTTTTGGATTTGAGCCAAGGTAGTACGCTAACTCAGGCCCAATGTCCGAAGACTGGATCGTTTCAGCCATCACGTTTGTGATCGGTAGCTTGGGGTTGTAGGCGACTTGTTCAAAGTCATCGTACTTGTCCCGCGCTGCTTCTTCACGCTCTTGATAGCTTTCGAGAACGGCTGATTGCTGCTTGGCTGCTTCACGTTTGGCCAATAGTTCTTCAGCTTTCTGATAGGCCATTGCTTCCGCATAGGCTTCAGGGCTTTCAAACTGGTCAACGGACGCAGTTGGTGCAGCTTTCACGATTTGCGATTCCGCAGACCGATTTGCTTGCTCTCTTTCCCACTTACGTTGCTCTCTTGCGAGGCGTTTGCCGATCATCGCATCAATTTCAGCCTGAGAGTACTTCTTTTCCTCTGTGGCCTGTTCGACTTGGTTCTCAGCGACTTCCGGCGTACTTTCAGCAACTTCAGGTGTGGCCGTCACATCCGTGGTTGGCGCGGAGTCTACTTCCGCTAGGACTTGGACTTCTTCAGTCATTTATGAATCCTAAGATTCCTCGGTCTACTGGGCCGATACAGTTGTTTTAATCTTACACCAAATTACTTTGGTTGTGCAACGTTAGTTACGGATGAATTGTTTTGTATGCGTCAAACTCTGCTTTTAGTTCTTTTATTGCCGCAGTTAAAACAGCAACCAAGAAACTTGTGTCTATGCCTTGATATTGAGGATTTCCATTGGCATCTACAGCATCTTTTTCACCAGACACACAATCAGGAACAACAGATTGCAGTTCATGGGCTATAAAACCCTGACCAATAGAATTATCTTGTTTCCATTTATATGTTACAGGGTTAAGTTTTGCAACAGTTTCCAATGCGTTTTGCATCGGTTCAATATCGTATTTCAGTCGGTAGTCAGAAGACGTTACATACGCAGTGGCAGTCAATGTTGTTTGAACGCTACCAACAAGGTTTCCAGCGCGGATGTATTGTTGAGCAAACCTGCCAACAGCCGTTACATCATCATCAACAAGTGCCGCGCCGTTTCTTGCATCTGAACTATTCCAACGAATAATATCAACAGCAGTATTTGTAACATTTGACGTTGTGTTTAGGTATCTGTACCCAAATGCGTATTGTTTATTGGTGTAATTTGTATATGACTGCGGGACAACATCAGCAAAAGCATTGTCAATATATAGATTTCGGCCAATGTTGTGATCACCATTTGTTGCACCAACAGTGTCAATTCCAATGTAACATTGTCTAAAAATGTTTCCAGAAATTGAACAGTCAGTTACAGAGTTTCCATCGTTTTCAAACAATCCAACACCTGTTGTGCAACGCACAAATGTACATCCAGTAATGTTAGCGCCAACAACAGCCGTCACATTATTTGAATTTATGCCAATTCCAACATCAGCATCAGCATATTTGCCGTAAAAAACACTTTCAGAAATCGTAAAATAACAAGTTCCAGCGGTTTGAATTTTATTATTTAATGCGGCTGGGGTACTTGGGTTATTAAACAAGCGCGAGGCTTGCACATAAACTGCTGACCCCATAAACATTAAGTCAAACCAGCTAAACGAATTGGAGTCAAGACCTCCAGTTGTTGGATCGCATGAAACTTGCCAAATGTCTGAAACAGAGATATTTGCACAACCCGCTTGCCATCCAATCGCGTCATTGGCAACAGTAACGGGGACAAGTGTATTTTTTGCCCAAATGTGGTCACAAAAACATTCAAAAGCGTTCATAAACCAAACGCCTAAGCCTGGGCGATTTCCGTTTATGTAGCCTTCAATATAAATGTTTCTTACGCCCGCATTTCTTGTGGTTAGTTTTGTAAAGTTATTGGCTAACAATTGCGCCATCGTAGCGTCATCATTTGATGATGGGCTAAATGCTTGTCCATTTTGATTCCATTCATACCCATAACCAATGTGGATTACATTGCCAGGGCCATTAAAGTTGGCTGTTTGAACAATTTTAGAACTTGCGCCAGTTCCTTCTAATATAGTATTAGAACGAACAATCAAAGGTTTGTTGGTTTTGTAAGTTCCAGCAGGGACAAAAACAAGGCCACCACCAGCATTAAATGCTGCGTCTAATGCGGCTTGAATTTGCGTTGTGCTATCTGTACTTCCTGTTGAATCAGCGCCGTAATCAAGAACGTTATAAACCGCCCCTTGAATCATTGAATACGATACTTTTGTTAAAGCCATGATCAATTGCCTTTCAAAGTAGCCAACTCAGCTTTTACTTTGTCAAGTTCAACGTTAAGTTCTTTGATCGCGGATGCTAAGGCCGCTACGATAAAACTTGTATCAATACCTTGGTACAAAGGCACTGTTTCTGTGCTAATGACGTTCCCGGCCTCATCTTTTGTTTCAACAGTTTCAGTCGCATCTTTTTCACCCATGACGGCATCTGGAAAAACAGCTTGCAATTCATGGGCAATAAAACCTTGCCCATCTTCGTTAGTGGATTTCCATTTATATGTGACAGGATTTAAAGAAACAATTTTTTGCAAGGCTCCCGTCATTGGTTTGACTTGCTCTTTCAGTCTATAGTCGGATGCAGTTACAAAGAAAGTCGCTGTAGCTGTCGTTTGAATTGAACCAACGTATGCACCAGTTTGACGGAATCTTGCTGCAAATTGACCTGATCCTGTAGCGCTTGTGTTATCAAAAATAACCCCATCTGATACGCCGCCGTCAAAAATAAAACATGCAACACCATTAAGTAAATTTGTACCGCCAACCGCAACGGTTGATGCACTTATAGCGCGGCCCGCGGTCAAATTAGACACAGCAACTTTAACCGTTGCACCACCTTGAACAATTGGTAATACTTCTGTGCCAGCAAGAGGTGTGGTTGCGCTAGTTAGTGCGGAGATTTTTTTATCGGCCATGATTCATCCAATCAATTAAACATTACTTCAATTTTAGAAGTATTAGGTGGTGCTTCTGAAAATGTAAGCGTTGTGCCGCTAACTGAATATGTGTTTTTATTTTGATACACACCGTTGATATACACAAACGTGTAATTTTCACCGAAAGATGTTGCAGATAAAGTAAAAACGGTTGTTGTACCATCACCGGTAAAGTTTTGTACTTGATAAGATGACGCACCAATACCATAAACATTATCGTATGTTGCAATCAATACATCAGTTGAGTCAGTAAGAACAAACTTATACGCCGCAGATGTAATCCAAATTTCGCCACCCCCAGGCACTCGTCCAGCAGCGTCTAAAACAACCGGATTAGTGCGGGCAACATTTCCTGCGCCAGTTGTGTAGCTAGGCAAAGGAGTTGTTGTGCCAGCCGCATAGGTGTACAACTTACCGCCGGTTAAAACAGCACCGGTGTTAGTAAAAAACTGGGCCGCTACACCGCCCACGGGAGAAAGGTATACAACGGCCATTTAGGTCACTCCAAAAGAATTTGCCCACCGTCCTCTTGGACGAGGTTGTCGCCAGATTCGGTGAGAAGGTTGCCGACCGATGCACCACTGTCTAGCGTGCCTGAAAACAGCGTGACAATACCGGCTAGGCCAATAGCCACCGAATTGCGAAGGGCGACACCAAAGCTCATTGCTTGTTAATAGGTTTGCAGTATGCAGTGCCGTCTGTGCTACCAATTCGCAGCACACTGACGCGCCAAGGGGAGCCGTTTGAACTGAGTGTCAGAACAAAAGGAATTGGCGTGTAAGCAGGGATCGGTGTGCTGGCATTAGTAGCAACAGCACCCACACCGACTTCAACGTAGCAAGGCACTTCGCTCCAAACCAAAACGCCTTGTGGGCCAGCGTTCCATGCGGTTGTGTTGCCTGCGCTTGCGCCAGCAGTTGCGGTGAAAGCGGGGAAATCCGCTTTGCTCATTGGGTTGAGAAGTTCCATGATGATCCTTATGCCAAAAATTTGAGTTTGTACAACGTGGTCAGGTACAACTCAACGATATTATCTATCAATTGTTGCAACGATGAATCAGATTTATCACACACATCGTATCTTGCGGCTTCGATTTCGGCAAGTGAATCTTGCAAAAACTCAATCACATTGGCCGTCTTTTTGGCCGAATGCAGGGTGATGGGGCCAATCAGGCCATGACGGCCTTGGTAGGCTTCAGCAAATGCGTCAGCGTGGTCAATGATGCCATCATAAAAGGCATTCAAAGCCACGTGTTTGCTATAACTGCGGGTGTTTAAGTGAACACTGTGCGTTACATCACGGGCTAAGAATAAGATTCCGATAAAGTCTGCGGCTTTCATTGTGGCATTCCCATTTGTTGTTGTGGGGGAGGCATTTGTTGTTCTTCCATGGCCATCGGCGTTTCCCGCATCTCAGGCATCTGATTCATCATGCTCTGCGACTCCATGGCCGCAGCGACAACACCCATGGCAATGTCTTGGATTTGTTCTTCAGTCATACCAGCCTGCACTGCGGCAATTCGCTTGGTTTCGGCGTCATAAGCCTTGATCTGAGCCTCAAAGTCCTTGCGCTCCAAGTCTTGCATCTCAATTGATTTGCCGACATTCTGGATCATCTGGTACATCTGCTCCATCTCAGCGCCCATAGCCTGAATCTGTTGCTGCGCTGCCTGCAATGCTGGATCATCATTGTCATCCGACAAAAACTTGGGATCAATGGTTTTCTGGAACCGCTTGGCCATCTCTTGTGCGCCAGGCCAGTCCATGTTCTTGACGAACAAGTCGCCAGCCACAGACCACAGTTGTGGGTTGCCTTGCAACAGCTGCGCCATCGCTTCCAAGGCCGCTTGGCGCTTGGTTGCGTAGCCTGGGCCAGTTGTGGCCACCACATCGTACTTGCCAACACCAGGGTTGTAGATTTTCTCAATCACAATACCCTGCTCATTGACAATCTTGTTGACTGGCATTGGCTGATCAGGATTGATCTTGACCATCTTAGTCTCGCCGTCTTCACCAATGATGCGGGCAATGCGCTGTGTGTCGTAAATCTTGGGGATCAAGTCCACCAACTGACGGGCCACATGACGAACGGCACGGGTTAGGTTGTCACCGTAATGGTAAGTACCTACGTCACCCTCACGCTGGCGAGCCAAGATGGCTCTGCCAGAGCGTTCGTTGCCGCCAATGCCAAGAGAAGCATTGTATTGGCCAGTTGTGGACTTGATGTCCTCAGAAGCGCCTGCCTTGGCTTGCAAAAGGCCCGTAGAGGCCATTGGCGGTTGTGCCCGCTGGGGTAGTGGCAGAACTGCGCCTTGGCCGTCTGTAACGTCTGGATTGACCTCAAGGTACGGCCAATTGTTTGTGTTGGCTGTCTTCCACTTGTCTTCGTAGCCCTCAAACTGGCCACCGTAGCCAATAAACGGAGCCTTGGGGGCCAGCGCCAGCAT